ACATCATCTAAATTGTTTGTATCTCTTGGCAAACCTGTCAAGTTTCTCCAAAGCATTTGGCACTTGTTTGTTATTACTAATCCTGGTTCTTCTTGTGTTTCAGGCAACATAGCATTGAATTTCTGTCTTATCTGTTGCCAACCTATCTTCCTTGAACCTGGGGCTTTGTTTGATCTGCACCATTCAACTCCGTGAACGGCCATCTCTTCTGCTATCTTGCTATCACCATCATAGATTGAATTATCAGCGGGTCCTGGTTTCACTGGTCTATCAAAGTGTCTCTCTTGTTCTTTTATTGCTCTTGCTATATCTCCTGGTGACCATCTAACACCTTCTGCGGGTTTGTTTGGTTTTGATCCATACAATTCATCTACTATTACAATGGTTCCTCGTTTAAATGTTTTCTGCTTACCGTCAATTGTGCAAGGTGTGTCATCTGCTATGGCATACCATAACACTGAAAAAGGAGCAGAATAACCATAGTCAAATCCTCTCCTTAATGCCCAATGTTCTGGCAATCTAAAATCTCCAACTAGGCATTTTACACCATCCATAACATCTGAAAACATTTGGCCAGAAGGAATATTCCAATCTCCTTCTAACATAGCTGTCACTAATTCTGTATTTCCCATACCCATAATCCTTTTAACATAATCAGGATCTTCTTTCATTAGATATGGATTGTCTATGAGTTTTGCTGGAAGATATTGTCTCAATAATCCACCTTCATCATCTGGCATCTTCACTATCCTTTGATTTGGACATAAATCAACAAATCCTATCTTGAAGAAATTGTGTGAAATACCACCTGGATTGGAACTGACCATAATCCTTGGAAAATAACCTTTCCATTTCTCTGGTATCTTTACACCACTCATCCTAACCCTTGATCTCATAAACTTGTATTGTGCTTCTGTAAATGTTGTTCCTTCATCTAATAATAAACAGTGGATCTCTGAACCTTGCCATCTATACATATCTGCTTCTTGTTGAAGATGTGATAATGTAATAATAGATCCATTCCAAAATTTAAAAGTGTTATGAGCACTATTATACTTTACCCAACCACCAGAAATCAATGGTTCCAATATGGCAAGATAACTTTGTGGTCCAACTAAATGGTTTATCCTTAAATCTGGAAATGTTCTACGAAAAAGGAATATGTTGATTCCAGGAATCTCCATAGCCCAAAGTATTGAAGCCCATCTCAAGAAAAATGATTTACCTGATCCAAATGATCCTCCAATCAACACTTCAGTTGCAGGTGTCTGATACCAAAGTTGTTGGTTTGGTGTAAAGGATACTTTTAGATCAGTTTTGTTAGTTGTCTCTTCTGTCTTTTTTTGACTCATAATCTACTATCTCAAATGAAGGCTTTTCAAGTTTCTCTGACTCACCTTCAAAATTAATAGTGACCTGAGGGGTCTTACCTTGATCTATTTCTTCTTTGAACATTCCAAGATGTTTACCTAGTAATTCTAAAGCTCTTAATTTATCACTCCATCTCATTCCTTTTGAGACTGGATCCTGCTCCATTGCAATTTGGGCCAATTGTCCTAATACAGATCTATTATCTATCTTGGCTTTCTTTAAACTGACATCAATACCTTTATTGATTTCATTTGATACTAATGGATTTTGCATTAATTTATTAGCCATTGAATCACTGAATCCTGCTTGTCTACAGGCTTCACTGGCATTGTAAGTTTGCAAATAAACTTCTACGAAATGTTTCTGTTTGGGATTTAATTTTGTCTGTTTTGGCATATAGTTATTTATTAATTAGATAAAATTAGATTGTCAAGCGGATCCTTGCCTTGTGGGCTATTCCGCCCACTACCGTTTTTGGCCTCTCGCATTGGCAAAGCCAAAAGAGAGCGGAGCGAGTGACGAAGTCAAGAGAGATATGAAAAGGCGAATGCCTTTTTGGTTGAGAGCGAAGCTCTTGACCAGACAACGAGAGATACAAGCAGAGTGATTGAGCACTCACACCTATTGGCAAATTCTTCTTCTTAATATTGATTCATATATGATTGTGTTGTGATCAATTGCTTTGCAATCAATCAATTAATCAACTTCGTTGATTAATATCTTATTTGTTTTTTTCTTTTCTATTTGAAGTAGTTTGAAAAAATAGTCGTATTATCAGAATGCAAATTTTTCCAGAGTATGGTTTATCACTGCCGTGTTTATGTCCTTGGCTACTCTACCTCGTTGCAGAAAGTATGTCTCGCTGGTTTGTTTTCAAAACACCCTAAAACCTTATTTGTGCAATCGTCACAATAAATTGTGATGGACGGTCCATTCTTTAGACCCCATTATGGAAAAATAGGATATTAATGATTTCCCATAATTGCTTTATTATATATTATTTATAATATACTTGTCAAGATATTTCTGTTGAGGTATTTTTTTACATTTTTAGATAAATATTATTAGTATTATCTTAATTTGACATTAGGTAATGCTCCTTAATAGTATGTGCAATAGGACCCTGTTGTTTCGCGGCAACAGGGTTCACCTTTTTTTAATCTATAAATATTTGTATGGCAAGAATAACACAACATATTGAAGATCAAGCTATCTTAAAAAAAACAAAATTCAGACAAGACTTACAATTAGTAGATGCTGTTTATGTGTTGACCTACAATAACAAGTTTGCCAAATTGAGAGTTGATAGAAGCAGTAGTGATGTTAATATTGGCCAAATAGGTTTCAAATATAAAAGACATTGTTGGGGTAGTGAAGGAACAGCTAAAAGCCAGGTTGAAAAATTGAATAATTTATATAAAACAAAAAAGTTCAATTATAGAAAGATAACATAACAATGGCAAAAGTAAAGCAACAAATAGAACACGAATCAAAACCTAAAAAAACAAGTATAGGTAATGGTAAAGTATCTAAAACAATGATGAACAAATCTAAAAGAAGAAGTTATAAGAGATATAGAGGACAAGGCAAATAACAAAAATCACGGGGGTAGTATTACCCCAGGTAGACCATTTAACCCCACTGTAGGGGTCTTAAAATCAATCTTTTTTTTACAATTCACCTATTATATAACTATTGACAATAGATTCTTAAATATTGTATAATATGTTATGGCCAGAACAAAGAAGAAGATGAATCATATTCAAACTATAGAACTATTAGAAGAAATGCAAATGAGAATAGATAGTTTGCAACACACCATAGACAAAATGATTATGAGTGGTAAGTTCAAAGACGATGATCCTCGTTTTAAATCAATTGAAGACAACATACACACGATGGAACAGATGATGATGCAGGTGGCTAGAGATGCTGGCATCAAACCCTACAACATACATTTCCCTCAGTCTAATAAAAAATACAATGAGAAAAAAAAGAACGACAAAGACCAAGATTAAACAAGAAAAACCCGTTGTTCCTGTATATGACATAATGGAAGTCAGGAATTGTTTGGATATGGGTTGGACCAATTGGGATGACATAAGGTATTCAGCTTATTGTGAATGGGCCATCAAAGACTATTTCAAAGACAAATGAACAAATACATCATCTCAATCACTTTAATTCACATCATATTTGGAATTTTGTTATATTACCATTATCTTTAAATACATTGGGTGGGCATTAGTGCCATAATTGCTTCTAACCTACCAATGTCCACCCGCAAAAACCCCCAAAAATAGCGATAAATCAAGGCCTTGACAGATCACAGAAGTATGCTACAATTATAGAAACTATTAAGGAGAAATAAAATGAAGAAAGACTATTTAGATCTATTAGAAAAAGCCAATACTGAAGCATTTGAAAGATATAAAAACCTTTCAATCAAAGACAAGATTGAAATGCTTGATGAAGAAGCAAATGGTATGGGCTGGTATTATTCAACCAACAAGGAAAGAGATTTTACCTGTAATCAATTGCTTCAGCAAGAAGCGATGAACTTCTATATCAAACACTTGAAGCAGAAAGAAGAGGCATAGTATGGACTATAGAATAAAAAGAGCATTAGCATATCAACAATACCAAAAGGCTTTTAATGCCGTTGACAACCACGATTTTAAATATGCTGATACAGTAAGCAATGATGACGGCAAAACCAAAAAAGT